TGAAGAAGATGGCAAAAGGTTAGCAGAAGAAGCAAATCTTTTAGATGAATATTTGGAAATACAAGAAAAAATTGATGATGCTGATGTAACAGACGAAAATATAGATATAAGAGCATTAAAGAACAAAAAAGAGGAATTATTAGATAAAGCAGAAGAAATAGTAAAAGATGAAATGTTTGATAAATATTACAAAGATTTAGAAGATCCTTATGAATGTTTGGTTGTAGAACAAGGCATATATAGTGCTGAAGATTTTTTAAAACAATATGGTTATTCAATTAATATTGATGAAGCGGCACAGGATGCTGTTAATGTAGATGGTATTGCTCATTTCTTTGCTTCTTACGATGGTAATGAAGTATATTTAGATGATGGCACTGTTATGTATAGAGAAAATTAATATATTTAATATGAAAATGATTATATAGTTATTTTAAGAAAAGCAGCAAAAAATATTAAGAATCATGTATGAAAACTTACAAATGTGGTAATTGTGGTGGTGTATCAAGAATATTAAAAGGTATTGGTATAAGTGATGTAGCAAATGGTATTATTAAAGAGTTTGTAACAACTAAATGTGATAATTGTGGACATATATCTGTAGTTATTGAAAAACTTAAATATATAACAACACATATAATAGTTTAATTAAATAATCAATAAGTATAAACACATAAGAAACTGTGGAAAAAACCGTGGAGTAATGTATTAAATAATATAATAATATCATATATTATTATACAAGATAAATATAAAAGAGATAAATAATATAAACAAGATAATTAGGAAATCCTATTATGGATATGAATAATGATACAACAATAGCAGTTAAAGATTTTAGATTAGAAACGACAATTTTACAACATATTTATAAAAATGTTGTAAATATTATAGATACTTCGTTTGATATTGGTATATGGTCTAAAAGGATATTAGGTATAGATTTATGGGATAATCAGATAGATATAGTAGAAAATGTTGTTAATAATCAAGTTAGATATTTACAAATTCTGGAAGCGAGAGGTGGCGGTAAAACTTATGGAGTTTGTGTAGGATTATTAAAATTATGCGGTGAGAATGCTGATTTTAAAGTTGGGGTTACTGCTCCTTCGAGCAAACAGGCTTCACGATTGTTAAAAGAAGTAACTGCTCTGGCAAAAAAAGCAAAAGGGTATAACGAGATAGATTGGGAATCATCTACGGTACAGCATTTAGTATTCAAGAATGGTGCAGAAATAACATCATTTTCTGGTAATGAGGTATCACTATCAGAAGGTTTCCATTTCCATCTACTTATAGTTGATGAAGCTCATTTATTATCTGATAATTCATTTAAAGAAAAGTTATTACCTATGGTAGGCAGTTTCGCTATATCAAGGATAATAAAAATAGGAGTTCCGAAATATAGGAATCATTTCTTTGAATCTTATAAATCAGATCTCTATAAAAAGTTAATAAGGAAATGGACTGAATGCCCGATTTTATTACAAAGCGGTTCTTTGTTTATAGATGGTAAAGAATATTCTAAATTAATAATAGAAAGAATGCCATTAAATATTAAAAGGAAAATGTTCCCGTCTCACCCTGAATTACACATACAAGGGGAAATGTCGGATTTAGATTTTTTGACCCAGTATGAGATGGAATGGCATGACGACATAAATTTAGAGTTAAACGAACAAGAAAAGAAATTGATGATAGGAATACATTCAGTTTTACCCGCTGGTTTGCCAGGTGAGATGTATTTTGGTGGATTAGATTTTGCAGGTGGTGCTTTAATTACAGGGGAAGACACAGATTCCACTGCATTATCTATATGGCGGTTTAATCCACAAGGAATTAGAGAAAAAGTAGCATCGTTTTTTTGGCAGGGGGATATAAATATTCAATCACAGGAAATACTACAGATAATACATCCTCAAACAGGGTTGTTTCCATGTTCTGCAATTTTAGCAGATTATGGGTGGGGTGGTGCTTTAGTAGATATATGGGCTTCAAACAATATTCCTATTACAGGTATATTGTATAAATCTACCGAACCTGTTTCAGGTAAAAACTATAAAAATGCTTTATTTAATTTTTATAAGATAGAATTGAATAATAATAAAATTAAGTATCCTGCTATAGAACAAATTAATAAAGATTTAGCAATGAAAGAAAGTTGGAATCAGTGGGAAACAGTGGAAAGGCAAAGAACCAAAAATTTGAACGATATAATAGAAGCACATACAGGGTATCATGATGATGCTCCTAATAGCGATGTATTAGCAGTTTGGTGCATGAGTAAACATAATATAAGTTCTAATCAGGTGATAGTGCCTGCATTAGTTAGTGGTGTGAAACCCTTATTCGGTGGTGTATTTAATAATCGGAATACGAAAAATTGGATGAATAATATTTAATATAAATAATATGATATATACAAAATATAAACTTGATGATTTACTAAAAGAATTAGGTAAAATTAAAATATATATTGATATTGAAACAGGATATAATATTAAAACTGATGAATTGGTATATGCTATTGATTTATTAAGCAAGTTTATAAAAAATTTAGAACAAAGTAAAGAATATCAAAATGAATATAAAGATAGTTATTTGTAAGGGGGCTAATCAATGAAGGAAGAAACCAAACGCATACCTGCAGTTGTATCAAGAGGCAATTCTCATATTGGTTCAATAGTCAAAAATGCTAAATTAATGAAAGAGTTAGAATCACAAAAAATGTTACAAGGCAATATAGGAATATCTAATAATACAACGAATACCAACAGACAACAAGTAGGTATTAATAAAACGGCAAGTATTAATAAATCGGCTTCGGCGAATGTCATGCAATCGCCAACTTTTTTCTTTTCTCCTGAGTCTACTCCCGAATCATGGTTATTACCTAAAACAAGACAAGAATTATTAAAGTGGATACGGATATACTTTGCGTTAGAACCTGAATTACAGAGTATTATTACAATGCATGCTTTATATCCATTTTCCAAACCACTTTTTATTTGTGAAGATGAAAAAGTAAAATTATTTTATGAAAGAATGTGCTTTAATCATAAATTTAATTTATATAGATTTCTGTTACAGATGAGTTTGAGTTATTGGAAATTTGGGGAAGCGATACCATTTGGTAATTTAGAAAAAGGGTCATTATTAGATTTTGATCCCAGTGGCAAAGAATATTCTTATTGGAAAAATTTTATTTTATTAGAACCTGATACTGTCGAAATAGAACAGAGTCCTTTTGAAGATAATCCTATTTTTTATTTAATTGTGACTTCTGATCTGAAAAGAGCAATAGAAAAACTAAAACAAGAACCTCGTGGATTAGAAAATATTCCGGAAGATATTAAGACAATGGTTGAAGAAAGTGAGAAAAATGGTGGCAAAATAGAATTAGATGAAACAAGTGTATCTATATTAGCAAGATTAACAGATCCATCTGCTACAAGAGGTACACCTATACTTCAATGTTTAATGAAAACGATGGTACACAAAGATTGGATAAGATTAGCACAAATAAGTATTGCTATGAGGCATCATTTACCTATTGAACATTGGACAATAGGAGATATTAATACCACACCTCGTGTAATACCTGGCGAACCTGAATTAGCACAATGGCGAGATTTGATAAATCAATCAATTATGTATCCTCCATTCACTTTGATTACACCACCGTATGTTAAGTATGAAGCTTTGGGTGTGTCAGGTAAGATATTACCTATACAGGGTGATTTAGATTTTATACAAGAACAAATATTAATAGGATTGGGTGTAAACAAGAATATTATATTAGGAGATGGACCGAATTTTTCCAATGCTCAAAATATGGCATGGAATAAATTGTTAATGATATATCAATCTATATTAGATGAATTTACAGAATGGATATATAATCGTGTATTTGAACCTATTGCTAAATTAAATGATTTTGCTGTAATTGAAAATGGGATTAAAAGATATATATATCCTAAAATCAAGTGGCAGAAGAATTTAGATATAGATAACCAAAATACTTATAAAGAAGAAATATTAAAATTACACGATAAGGGATATGTATCTACAGAAACATTATTTGAATTATATCCTGAATTAAATTATAAAGAAGAACAAATAAAGTTAGAAAGAGAATCAAATACTATATTCAATAAAGAAAAAAGTAAACGATTTCCTTCTGAATTTATGCCTGCGTCTTCACAAGAGAATCATGATACATCTGTAATACAAACACCAGATAAATCAATAGAACCGCCGCCAATTGGGGAAATGCCAAATGTACCTTTTTCTGTATCTTCTGATAATAAACCATCTGAACCCATACCAGTACCAGAAGGGGAAGCAGATATAGACGAAATATCTACTAAATCATCTTCTTTGATAAAGAATATAAACCCGGCAACACCTGAAAAAGTAATAATAGAAATTGAAAGAAAAAAGCAAGATATAATAAAAAGGGAAAAAGAATTAATGGAACTTGAATTTTTATTAAAGAAATCAAGAGAGTTCAACGAACACGAAAAAGAAGAACAAAAATTAACAGTAGGAAATAAAAATAATGAAGTTAAAGAAATAAAACAAAAGGAAGAGACAATGAAAGATGAAAAACAAATAAAAGATACTGAAAAAATAATGAAACAAGAAATTTTTACTAATAACAATATAAAAATGATAGTACCTTCTGTAAAGGGTAGTGGGAATATGGTGAAAATGTCATCATTAACAAGACCAATTAAGAGTGAAGATATTAAGATTGTCTTGAAAGATAATAAAACTAAACAATCAGAAAATAAAACAGAACCAGAACAAAAAAAATAGGGAAAAATAATCCAAATATATAATATAATATTATATTAGGAAGAATAGAGGAGGATATATGATAGATAAAGTAGGATCACCGACAAAGATAGTAGAAGTTACAGATGAATCATTGAAACAAATAAGAAAAAAGATAGCTGCCAAAAATAATCTTATTAGATGTCCACAATGTGGAAGGTTGCTATGTAAAATTGAAAATTCTAAATTAGATATACAACACAAAAAATTAGTATGTGTTGTGGAAACTAAAGATGCGGTGTTCCAGTGTCCTGTTTGTGGTGTTATAAGTGGTGTTAAAATTTAAAAGTTATTATATTTATATATATGTATAGAAAGGTGTTATAAATATAAACAATTTTTATTTTAAAGGGGATACTATTATGGATAATGAAATGATAAAAGAAGAATCGAAAAAATTGTTAAATTCAGAAGATGAAATTATGTTTATTTTAAGAAAATCAATGGAATTTTTAATGGGTAAGGCTATTGATTTAGGTAGAGTATCAGGTATGTCAGATAGAAGTTTTCAGCAATTTACAAGGACAATGAAAGATGAAACAAATAAAACATTAGAGTTCCAAAATAAGTTATTACAATCAAAAGGATATTTAAATATAATAGAATCCCCAAACAAGGAATAAAAATATGATTTATAAAAATGGTATAAAACTATTAATTAAGAAAAGTGGTAGTTTGAACAATGTTATTAGAGAAGGTTCGGCAGTTGGGAATATTATAGAGGAGAAAGATCCTGCTTTTTATTATATCAGGGCAATTGCTTTACATTGTGGAGAAACAAATGGCCCTAATGGAAATGGTGATTATTTTCCTAAAAAGGAGTTATTGGCATCCTATAAGACATTTATTGGTAAAAGATTGGATAGAGAACATGATACGAAAGATATTATAGGTACAGTATTAGATGCATATCCTGTTGAAGATCCAGAAACAAAAGAATTTTATATTGAAACAATAAGCAAAATAAACAAAAAAGACAATCCAGATATTGTTAATGATATAGAAAACAACAATTTAAAATCTGTATCTATGGAAGTTGGTGTTGAGGAATCACAATGTTCGGTTTGTGGATGCATAGCACACACACAAACTGATTTTTGTTCTCATTTAGAAAATTCTAATTTATTAAAAGAATTTCAAGCGAGTATAGATAATGAACAAATTGGTGTCAAAACAGGTAGTAAGGTAAAAGCATTTTCAATTAATAGAGGATTACATTTTAATGGATTAGCAGTAGTAATGGAACCTGCTGATAATCTTGCTAATATAAAATCAAAATTTGCTAATTTGACAAAAAAAGTTGGTGATAGTATAAAACATATTTTAAGTAATTTAAAGGCGGATGAATATGTTGAATTAGAGAAGCATTTCCAAGAGAAACAATCATCAAAAGGCGAAACAGGTAAATCGGCTATTGGTTATATTACAATTTCTTTTTTTAACAAATCAGGACATGCTTTAAAAATGAGTACATTAGATTTTTATACAGAAACTGAAAAAGAAAAATCCCTAAACGAATTAATTGGCAGCAACTATAAAGTTACAGTAACATATTATCACGACAACAAAGATATAATTATACAAGAACAAAATCCTGATTGGGATGATAGCGGTAATTTAATACTTCGTAAACAAATAGAAGATGATAAATCAAAAAAAGCATATCGGCTGTTGTCCAGCAAAAAAATAGTAAATGCTGATAATAAAGTTGTACAAAGTGCGAAAGATAAATTTAATAATAATATAATAGATAAAGTGGCGAATCACTTGAAGCATGGATATGAATCTGGTTCAATGAAAAGCAAAGATACAAAACAATCTTCATTAAATAAAATATCTACACAAGAGGATATGCGTTTTGATAATGAAGCCAGAGTTGAAATATGGGTAGATAAATATGATATACAATCACATATCAGATTTGACAATGTGATGAAAGAAAAATTATCGCAAAAAGACAAAATTCAGAAATTAAAAGAGATAGCACTTGACATTGCTTATGATAAACTTCATGATATATCAGGTGAAGGTATAGATATTACGGTAGAATTAAGTTTAAACAATGTAAGCCCTGATAGGATTAATTGGTACAAAATGATAGAAGATTGGGAAGAAGAACAGAAAGAGGAACAGGAATATCAAGAATTATTAAAAAATGAAAACAAAAATGGTTCTATAAACAAGTTTAGTTATGATAAAACACAACATTATGCTGTTAATTTTATTTCGAAAAATCCTGTTGCTAAATCTATATGGCAGATTAAATGTAATGATAAAATATATTGTGAGGCTTCGTTAGAACAAATATGGGGTGATACTATTTTAGATAATTTAAAATTTGGTATTTCAAAAGAATATGGCGATCAATTAATAGCAAAAATAAGTAAATATGGTATTAATAAAGTGGCTTCTATTTTAAAAGGAGAGCACATGCAAGATACGAAAAATGCAAGAATATTTAGAAAAACAAACTTAAAAAAATATGCTTCTGCTTTTGATAAATTAGAAACTAATGTTATTATTATAGGTAATGGGTATCAAGCTACAAAAGATACAGTAACTAATGAGATAGTAGTTACAAAAGAAGGAATGGAAGTTGGCAGATATACCGATGCATTTTGTGATGATGTTGTTTCTATTATGAAATTTTTTAGAAATTTATTTGGTTTAGATAAAATGAAAGAAGAAACAAGTAATAATTCATTGGAAAAAGAAATATTAGAACCTAAAAAAGATATAGTATTGTCTGAAAAGGAAATAGAGATACCTATTGAAGCACCTGAAGAAAAATCAGAAAAAGTAAGTTCAATAAGAAGAAAAGGTTTTAAATTAAATAAATCAGGATATAGGAAATATACAGGATTTACTTCGATAACGAGATTTGCGAAGAAAAATGAAGATGTAATTCAAATGTTTATACGAGATTCTTTTCCTAAAGATCGAAGGTCTAATTGGGGAACTGAAAATTTAAGAATAAATAAAGAGGATAATGGTTGG